AAACAAACCCCCCCTACCCCCCCAAGGGGGACGGGGGCGGGGGTTGTTGACATCAAGGATTCGGAACTGCGCAGACTCGTCATGCGTGAGCCGGCCTGGCGGACGCGCATTGAGCGTGCCGAGGCTGGCGACTGGTATGACGAGGACAAGCGACCCATCGACGCGGCGAGTGTTCTGGCAACGGCGATGAACACCGTGCGCGAGCGCACGATCAACGAGCGCGACACGATCATCGAGCGAGTGACCGCGAAGGGGCTGAGCGACGGCGAGGCCGCGCAGCTGTGGCGTGCGTGGTTCGTTGAGCACATGAACGGCGGCCCGGCGCCAGGCACGGCCATGCGCAACGATCTCAACGACAAGACGATTCGCAATCACGCAAGCGTGTGGAGAGCGCGTTTGTCAACAACTGTGGAGGCACAATGAACCCATATCTCGTTGAACCGCCGTTCTACGTTTCGTTTTCTGGGGGACGGACTAGCGGAATGATGTTGGCAAAGATCATTGAGGCGCACGGCGGCAAACTCCCTGATGGCGGCCATGCGCTGTTCGCCAATACTGGCAGGGAAGACCCGGCTACATACCAGTTTGTTGACAGGATGGCTGCGCATTTCAATATCGACATCAAGTGGTTGGAATACCGAGACGATGCGAAATATGCCGTTGTCAACGCGCAAACAGCCAGCCGAAACGGAGAACCATTCCGCGCCTTGATTGACAAGCGCAAATACCTGCCAAACCCAGTGACGCGATTCTGCACTAGTGACCTCAAGGTCAAACCAATGACTGCCTGGATGCGCGAGCATGTCGGGGACGAGTTCACGTGCGTCATCGGACTTCGATACGACGAACCAAATCGGGTTGCCAAATTGCGAGGCGACGCTTCGCGTGACATTGCCATGCCGTTGGCCGACGCGCATGTTGACAGATCGCAAGTCATGCAGTTCTGGGCAGATATGCCGTTTGATCTGCAGTTACCAAACAACGATCAGGCATTTGGCAATTGCGACTTGTGTTTCCTCAAAAGCATGGCGGCAACACAACGAGTTATAGCGAACAACCCAGAAGCAGCTCGTTGGTGGATCGAAGCAGAAGAATCTCGGTCGGCAACATTCCGCAAGGACAGACCGCGCTACTCGTCAATTCTGCACCAAGTGACCGTGCAGGGCAGACTGTTTGAGGAACACCAGAACGATCAGACGATCCCGTGTGACTGCACAGAGTGATGTCGTACAATCGCACGCATGGCGAAGTCACGCAAGGGACCAGTGCTGCTGGCGGGGATGGATGACTGCCTACTCGGCATCAACTACCCACGAGCAGGCGAGCGAGGCCCGCCAGTTGCCGTGTACTCAGCCGACATGATCGTCGCCCGCCTGCGCGACTTCCAAGGCATGACCGTCAAGCAGGCCAGGTGCTGGGTCACCGACGAGATTGAGACGCGGTGGATGGGTGTCGGCACGCCGCGCATCGTGTGGGCAGCGACTATCCAAGATTTCGGTGTCAACTCCACGGTGTGACAGATTCCTGACCTATATTGTCAGGTATGACGGTCAGCACGTTTGATGAGTTTAGGGACGCAATTGTCGCACACTTGGAGCGTAACGGCTCGTCGCGCAACGAGTTAGCGATGAGTCTCGACAAGCAACGGGTGCTGCGAGCGCATTCCGTGCGCTGCATCCTGAGCCAAGCGCCGAGCCTGCGCCGGCGGTACGCATCGTTCAACTCCATCCTCGCCATCGCCGACGCGGCGGGATTTACCATCCAACTTTCACCCAAGAATGAAACGGAATAAGAATGCCAAGCAAGTCCGCGGCGCAAAGGCGACTGATGCAAGCAGCAGCGCACAATCGATCGTTCGCCAAGAAAGCGGGAGTCCCGCAGTCGGTAGCCAAGAAGTTCGTCAGGGCGGACAAGGCGAAGTCCCGCCGCTCCCGGTAAGGCGCCGTAGAGGCCGTCCACCGACCTTCACGGGCGCGCCTGAGCCACAGGCCACTGAACTGGTCAACTGGCTGTCTGAGGGCAAGCCGCTGCGTGCATGGTGCCGTGAACCAGGCAACCCGTCACACATGGCCATTTACGACTGGATCGTGTGGGATGAGAACTTTGCTTTACGCATCGCGCAGGCGCGTGAGGATGGCTATGACGTGCATGCTGACGAATGCATCCGGCTAGCGGATACCAAGCCAGCCGACCAGGTCGAGGTGGGTTGGCGGCGCCTGCAGATCGACACGAGGCTCAAGCTGCTCGCCAAGTGGAACCCCAAGAAGTACGGCGACCGGGTCGGCGTTGACCATGCCGGCGGCGTGACCCTCAACGTCACGACAGGCGTACCAGCCGAATGACCGCGATCAGACTCGACTACCACCCGCGAGCGTGGCAGCGCGAATGTCACCTCAAGAGGCGACGGTTTACCGTTCTTGCCCTGCACCGCCGTGCCGGCAAGACGGAACTTGCCATCATGGAGTTGATTGACAAATGCCTCAAGTGCAAGGCGGAACTAGGTTTCTACGTCTATGTCGCCCCGTTCCTCAAGCAAGCCAAAGCCATCGCCTGGGCGAGGCTCAAGCAGAAACTGTCGCCCATGCGGCAGACGGCGGCCATCGACATCAACGAGGCGGACCTAGCCGTCACGTTCAAGCACAACGGAGCAACCATCCGCCTGTTCGGCGGCGACAACCCCGACGCCCTGCGCGGCGTCCGACTCGACGGTTGCGTGATTGACGAAGTTGCGCAGATCCGGCCCGAGGTCTGGAACGACATCATCCAGCCCGCCCTGTCCGACCGCCAAGGGTGGGCGATGTTCATTGGGACGCCGGCGGGCATCAACCTGTTCAGCGAGTTGTTCTACCGGGCAAGCAGCCTGCCTGACTGGTGGGCCGCTCGTTATACCGTCAACGATACAGACGCCATCGACAAGGCCGAAGTGCAGCGCCTGAGGCGCGACATGCCAGAGTCGGCCTACGCACGCGAGTACCTGTGCGACTTCACCGCTGCGGGCGACAACCAGCTCATCACGCTCGCTGATGCCGAGAGCGCAGCCGCGCTCGTGTACGCAGACCGCGATGTCAACGACGCGCCGCTGGTCATGGGGGTTGACCCGGCCAGGTTCGGTGATGACCGCAGCGTCGTGGTGTTCCGGCAGGGGCTGCGCATGGAGACGCCCAGCATCTTCCAAGGCATTGACAACATGGCGCTCGCCGGGCGCATTGCCAACCTGATCGAAGACCGCGACCCTGACGCGGTGTTCATTGACGTTGGCGGCGGCGCGGGCGTGATCGACCGCCTGCGGCAGCTCGACTACGACGTCATGGAAGTGAACTTCGGAGGCAAGGCGATCTACCCCAACCTGTATGTCAACAAGCGCACTGAGATGTGGTGGTCCATGCGCGAATGGTTGCAATCTGGCGGCGCGATCCCCAACGACACCACGCTCAAGGCCGAACTAGCTACCCCGACCTATGAGTTCGACATGGTCGGTAGGCGCGTGCTTGAGTCCAAGGACGAGATCAAGCGCCGGCTACAGGGCGGTGCAAGCCCGGACATCGCCGACGCGCTGGCCCTGACGTTCGCGTTCCCCGTCGGCAAGCAGCTCCCACGCGAAGTGCGCGACCGCATCGACACTCGACCAGGCGACTACGACCCATACGAGGGCATGGAATGATCCGACCAATGACAAGCGATGACATCCCGGCCATCCTGCCTATGGCTAGGCGGTTCCTGCAATTCAGCGAGTACCGGGCACTGAACGATGAGTTGTCAAACGAGTGCATTACCACGGGCATGGGCTCGGTGATCGACATGAACATGTCGCTTGTGGCCGACGACGGCGACCGCATCGTGGGGTTCCTGTTCGGGATAGTCGGCCCGCTTTGGTTTGCCCAGCACATTCAGGTGGCCGTCGAACTGGCGTGGTGGGTAGACCCCGAGCACCGCGGTCTGGCCGGCGTCAGGCTGTTGCAGACGTTTGAGCAGCTCGCCCGGGAGCGCGGGCTGCGCTACGTTGCCATGAGCGATCTTGTGTTGAATGGTTCAGAACAGTCACCAGCGTCAAGAATTCTCGGACACTTTGGATACACTTTGTGCGAACGGATGCACGCTAAGGAGATTTGACATGCCCATATTCACGGCAATCGGTACGGCTCTCGGTGCGTCGGCAGCAGCAGCAGCAGCGACGGGCGCGGCTGTCGCAGGAGCAGCAGCAGCAGCTGGCGGTTTTGGTTATTCGATGTATGCCGGCGAACGTGCCGACAAGGCGCAGAAGCAGGCGCTAGGCGAGCAACGGCAGGCCCAGCAGCAGGCCGCAGCGCAGGCCGCTTCGCAACAGCGCCGCAGTGCGCAGGCGATGGCAGCGGCCAACCGCAGGCAGCCAGACATGAGCAGCATTATGGCGGGAGCAGCCGAGGGCGCAGGTGGCGGTCCGACCAGCACCATGCTGACTGGGCCGACTGGCGTCAACCCGCAGGATCTGGCGCTCGGGCGCAGTTCACTCCTCGGAGGCTGACATGGCCGCGTTCGGCAACATCAGACCACCAGCCAGCGACCAAGGCACGGCAGATGCATCCCGTCCGTGGATGACTATTCCCAAACAGCCAAGCGGTGGTACTGGTGGATTCTTTGGTGGGAAACCGCAAGCCGAACAGCGTCCGTTCTTTTCGCCGATGAAGACCGAGGATCTGGTCAAACTCAGCGCAGAGGATCGCGAGGCATATTTTGCCGACTTCGCCAAGTACGGAAATCCACTATCCGGATTGCGGCTCATGGCTGGACCCGGTGGAGGAATCATGGGTGCGCAAGGTGGAGGATTGATGGGCGTCGGCGCGTTGATGGGAGCCGCGCAGATGTCACTTGAGAACCAGCGTCAGGCACTGAACGACCTGCTGTACCCACGCGCACCGGGCGGTTTCCTGCCACGGGCTGTTCAAGGTCAACGCACCCCTAACGCACCAGGCGCACGATGAGCGAATACACCAGCGACGCACAGTCCTACCCAAGCGCACCAACCCGCGACAAGCTGTTCACGCGATGGGGGCAGCTCAAGTCTGAGCGGGCGTCGTGGCTGTCGCACTGGCAAGAGATCACGACCTATTTGCTCCCGCGCAACGGGCGCTACTTCCGCCAGGACCGCGACAAGGGATGGCGCCGGCACAACAACATCTACGACAACACGGGCACACGCGCACTGCGCACGCTCGGCGCTGGCATGATGGCGGGCGCAACCAGCCCCGCACGGCAGTGGTTCAGGCTGGCGACTGCCGACCCGGAACTGAACTCGTACCAGCCCGTCAAGTTGTGGCTCGACGACGTGACGCGCCGCATGCAGCTCGTCTTCCAGAAGTCGAACACCTACCGCGCACTGCACACCATGTACGAGGAACTTGGTGCGTTCGGCACGGCCACGAGCATCGTGCTGCCCGACTTCAAGAACGTCATCCACCACTACCCCGTCACGACCGGCGAGTACTGCATCGCCACCGACGCGCAGGGCCGCGTTGACACGCTGTACCGAGAGTTTGAGATGACGGTCGCCGCGATGGTCAAGGAGTTTGGCTACAAGAACTGCTCCACGACCGTTCGCAACATGTGGGATCGCGGCACGCTCGACCAGTGGATTCCTGTCATCCACGCCATCGAACCGCGATCAGACCGCGACCACAAGAAGCGCGACAACAAGAACATGCCGTGGGGCTCGTGGTACTTCGAGGTCGGCGGCGAAGACGGCGTGTTCCTGCGCGAGAGCGGGTTTGAGCAATTCCCCGCGCTCGTCCCGCGCTGGGCCACTGCCGGCGGCGACATCTACGGCAACAGCCCGGGCATGGAGGCGCTTGGCGACATCAAGCAGCTCCAGCACGAGCAGTTGCGCAAGGCGCAGGCCATCGACTACCAGACCAAGCCGCCGCTTCAGGTGCCCGTGTCGATGAAGAACCGCGACGTCGAGACGCTGCCAGGTGGCATCTCGTTCGTTGACGGCGCGTCAGCCGGCATCAAGACGGCGTTCGAGGTCAACCTGAATCTCCAATACCTGCTCAACGACATTCAGGATTGCCGCGAGCGCGTGCGTGGTGCGTTCTACGCCGACATGTTCCTGATGCTGGCGGGCCAGCCGAACACCCGCATGACGGCCACCGAGGTCGCCGAGCGCCACGAGGAGAAGCTGCTGATGCTCGGGCCCGTGCTTGAGCGCCTGCACAACGAATTGCTCGACCCGCTCGTTGACATCACGTTCACGCGCATGCTGCAGGCTGGTATCGTTCCGCCGGCGCCCGAAGAACTGCAGGGCATGGACCTGAACGTCGAGTTCGTCAGCATGCTTGCGCAGGCACAGCGCGCCATCGGCACGAACAGCGTTGACAGGTTCGTCGGCAACCTCGGCGCCATCGCGCAGATGAAGCCCGACG